CGTTGCGTAAGCCGGACGGCTCGTCGGTGATGTTGTTCAAGTTGTAAATGTTGGCCATGACGTTTTCAGCATGCAGATCGGCGAGCTGATCCAAGGTCACGCCCGGACCCAATTTCGCCAAATCCGCTTCCATCTTGGCGGCGGCGAGGGCTTGCTGTTTCTTCGTCGCTCCGGCTATCGAGGCCGGAGAATACTCGGCGGATTGCTGCGCCTGAGCGTTGATCGCGGCTTCCTTGCCTCTCAGGGCCAAGGCCTCCGGAGTACTCCGGACGGCGAGTTGCGCCTCCTCGTTGGCCCTGGTCGTCGCGGCTTCTTCCTCGGGGGTCTTGCGTTCAGCCGCTGCGACAGCCGCCTTGCCTGAAATGGCTTTGGGCGACGTATCGATGTCAAGCCGTGCCTGAGCTATCGCCTTCTCCTTATCGACCGCCGCCTGCTGCGCCTCGGGGCTGATGCTGCGGCGGAAGGTTTCGGCTTCCCGGCTGCGCAGCAGCTGATCGGACAACAACAGGTTCTGATGCTCCAGCTCGATCTGCATCTGCTGCAATCCGGCATCGTGCGCCCAATTGGAAAGCGCGCCGCCCATCGCCGACAAACCCCCCGCGATATTGATCATGCCGACCATCTACATGCCTCCATTGATGATACCGCCTTGCGGGCTGGGCGGGGGCTGAACCTGCCGACCGGGCGGCGGCGGGACCTTGGTGAAACCCGCATGCGCCTTGATCTTCTCCATCCGGACCGGGTCCTGAATAATCTCATGCGTCTTGGCGGCGGCATGCTGCATCATCTGCGGCGTGATCTTGAACGCGGCGAACAAGGTGTTGGTGAAGATATGGACCGCCCGCGAAAGGATCGCTGACGTAAGCGGCGGAATGAGCTTGCTGCGCTCCGCGAAACCGAGCGCCTTCAGCATCAGGACCATGGCCGCCGGAACCAGGGCTTGCATCGGCATCGCGCCGCGTGCCTGCTTGCGCATCATCAGAACCAAGCCGATAGCGCCTACGGCGCAATCATGGATCGGGTCTTTGCTGTCCTTGAGCTTGTACAAGATACCATTCGTGCCGCCGTCTATGCCTGCCCGCATGCCCGCGACGACAATCTTCTTGTAATTGGTCCGCATCTGCGGCGTGAGCTGGGTCTCGATACGCTGCTCCAAGGCGGCGAGCAGCGGCGAAGCGCTGGGAGCTTCCGGCGGCGGCGCTTTCATCATAACCGGGGAACTCCCGTAACGAGTTGCGAGGACGGCGAGATGTTGATCATGCCTTGACCTGGAGCAGAGGGCGGCGGCTGGCCCGCAGGCGCTCCCGTCACAGGCGCGGAAGCAACAGGCCGCAGCTTCGCGACCGGCATCCCGCCTTGCATATTGGAAAGCTGCTGGTTCATGATCGCGGCGTTGGCGCGATTGGACTCGGCTTGCGAATTCAGTTGATTGATCTGCGCGGGCGTAACCGGATTGAACATGCCTTGAACCAAGGACGATCCGGCCTGGATCAAGCCATACGAGACCATCTGGTTCTCATGCGCGAACGATCCGATATCCTTGAGCATGCCCTGGAAGCCGCCAACCGGGATTTCCGCCAGCTTGGGGGCTCCCGTAACGCCCGGCGGATTGGTCGATATTCTCAATTTTGTAGGATCGACGGGAAAGTCTGAACCCGTCGGCCCGGAAGGCGTCTCCGATGGTATGACCGGGTCCATCTGCGTCGCGTCAACGATAGGAACACCTTTCGGCGTTGTCCGACTGAAGCCCTTAGTGAAATTATCGCCTGACGGCGGTACGCCTCCGCCGAAACCGCCGCCGACATCACTCATGCTGGCATCATTTGCGGCAAGCTGTATTTCTTCAGGCGGGTTCGGAACCGGAGCAGGCGTATTGACGGAAACCTCGCCCAGCGGCGAGACCTCGACCGGCTGGACCGCCAAGGCGTCGAGCATGTCAGTGCTGGCCTGTCCCGTTCCGATATCGCCCAGGACTTTAGGCGTGATATCGACGCTGCTCGGTATCTGCGTCGCCAGCTCCGCTTCGGACGGTCCGAACATGGAGGCATTGCCATTGATCAAACCCGCCGTTGACGCCAGCCCGCCGATGGCCCCGATGCCAGCCATGACCAGCCCCGCCGTCTGCAAGTTCTTGTCACGGGCAACGACGCCGATGGTGCCGACAGTCGCGCCGACGGCGGCGACGAGCGTCATGGCTTCCGCGACGTTCAACGCCATGAAGCCGCCCGCCATCAACGTGCTGAGCGCCCCGCCTGCCGCGCCCCAGGCAATCGCCGTACCGATAAGCGGAATGACTACGGGCATGGTTTGACCTCATCGATACGATAGAAGATGTCATGCTCGTCTTCATGCGTCTTATAGAAGCCGAGCTTCTCGTTGAAGCGCTGTTGGCGCTTGTCCTCGACCGGCGTTCTGGTGCAGGCGTAGCCATGCTGCTTGATGAACGCGCTCAAGGTCTCGCGGATGAATTTCAGGGACATCGGTTGTTTGGTTCCCAGACTGAGGAAATGAAACTCCGGTCCCTTGGCCAGGAACACGAAGGCGGGCGTGACCAGAACCTGATCGTATTGCTGAAGACCGGCGGCGAACTGCTCCCGGTCGATGAAGACATTCGGCTCCGCCTGACGCCAAAGCGCTTCGATCAGAGCTTCGTCCAATATCATGCCGGTCCGAGATAATACGGATTGGATTTATCCAGCGGCAAACCCCAGCCGTAATTCTGGGTCGGCGGATTGGACGCTTGATACTGTAGAATTTGATTGGTCTGCTGTTCCGTCGTCGCGTTGGACGTATTGTACAGGCCCAAATCCTGCGAATAGGTCGCGACTTGTTCAGGCGTCGCCGGAGGCGGCGCGTTGGCGGGGTTCGCATTATAATTGCTGAAGCTCAAGAGCGACTGCATTCCCGGAATGCCGCTGATCTGGGACATGATATTGAGCCCATCGTTCAGCTGCGCGACGATATCGTTGAGCGCGTTGGTCTTCTGCTGCTCGGTAAGGTCCTTGTTGTTGAGGATTTGCGCCGACGAGGCCAAGGATTGGGCATACATGGACGCCGCGCCTTGCGAATTGGCCAGCAGCATCTTGTTGCTCTCGCCCATGGCTTCGATCTGGGTCTTGATCCGGCCATCGGCGAGCACCGTCTGAAGATTGCCGTCGTTCTGCATCTGCTGGACGATCTGAGAGTTGGCGTTGTTCATCGACGCAATCGCCTCCTGCGTCGCCGAGACCTTGTCCTGCAACGTCATTTGCGTGCTGCTCTGAATGCCCGCGATATACTGCGCCGAAAGATTGTTGGCGCTGGCGAGCGCGAGGCTGGCGGCGGCGGCCTTGTCCTGCACGGAGAGTTGGGTTTCGGATTGCAGTTGTCCGAGATAGGTCTGCAAGCCTACCTGACTTTGCTGGATGATCTTCTGGGTCTCGTCCTGCATCTGCTGTGCCGACAAGGTCGTATCTTGTTGAATGCGGGCGATCTGCTGCGCATTCGTGTTGTTCATATTAGCGATGATCTGCTGACTTTGATTGACCTTGTCCTGCGCCGTCAGGGTCGTATCGGAATTGAGCTGGGCGATCTTCTCCTGCGAGGCGGTTTGCAGCGCGGCCAGCAGCTTCGAGGTCTCGCTCTGCTTGTCCTGGACGGTCAGCGCGGTATTGCTTTGGATGTCGGCCAGGACCCGGCTGGTCTGGTCCTGCATCTGCTGCGCCGTCAGCGTCGTATTGCTTTGCAATTGCGCGATCCATTGCGAGGTCGCGGCCTGCAAAGTTGCGATGTCCTTGCTGCCCGCGATCTGCTGCGCCTGCTGAGCAAAGGTATTGGCCGCCGTCGCCTGGAGGTTGGCGGCGGCGTTGGCCTGCCCAGCGTTATACTGGCTGGTCGCCGTGCCGAGCTGGGCGTTCTGTAGCGCGGCGGCGTTCTGTGAAGCTGCACCGAACTGGAGCGCGGCATTCTTGGCCGTCGTCGTATCGGTCGCGGCCTTAGCGTAGGTCGCGGCGTCACTGGCGGCAATCGGGGTTGCTGCGGCGATGACGGCTTGCTGTCCCGCCGTGACCCCGATGCTGGAGTTGATCAGGCCGCGCTGGGCCATCTGCTCGCGGGCGGAGGTCTCCGCCTGCTGCATCAAAGGCGAGCCCGTCGCGATGATGTCCTTGAGGTTCTTCGCCGTCGTCTGTTCCGGCGTGACCTTGAAGGCCTCCGGGTCGTACGAGGTCGCGGGCGCGGCCTGAGCGCTCGCTTGCGCCGGGTTGTAGCCGGTAACCTGCCCGACGCCGGGCGCGGTCGTATTCGTCAAACCGGGCGGAGCCGTGCTGTTGATCAAACTCGGAATGTTATATGGATCAGCCATTTTACCTTCCTTCAACAACACGGCCCGATTGGTTTAACGCGAAGCGTGCCTTAGCTTTATAAGGCTAAAGCCCCATTCGGCTTCCTGCGGAACAGGAACATCAGCCCGAGCAAGCTCGCCCCTAACACAGCCCCGGAAGCGGGTTCCGGTACTCCAACAGCGACGGTCGAGGAGGAGACCGTGCCGGAGAAGCTGGCTCCGAAGCTGCACAAGGTCGAACCGCAGATAGCCAACGCCGGATTGACGTTGGAGAAGCTGAGGTTGAACGTACTCGGAGCCCCCAGATTGGACGCCGCAATCACGCCCGAAGTCAGATTAAGCGTGTCCGGAGGATTGCTGACGTTGACAACCAGACCAGGACCTCCCAGAGCGCCGATAGCGGCGTCCTGGAACGTGCCCGAGAGGTAGTTGACGCCCGCGCAACCGGCAAGGCTGGTCAGGCAGAACGAGCCATTGAAATGCTGCACGACCAAGCCGAATGCCGTTGCCGCCGGATCAATGCTGGCTGCCGTCAAGCCGAAATTGGCAATGATGGGCGTAACATTGCCAAACAGCTGGCTGATGTTGATGTTGGCGTTGGCGCTCAACGTCGTTGCCGTATTCGCGCCGTTCGCCGTTGCTACGATGGTATTGCTGCCCGACGTTTGACCGAAGGCGCTGAGCTGGATCGGTACAGCTTGGGCAGGAACAGTCCAGGCTAAAGCTCCAAGGCCCATGATGATAAGACGTTTCATTGTCATTACTTTCTCCATCTGCCCCATGAGATTGTCCATTCGCCTACCGGAGGCTAGAACAGTAGACACATAATACATACTGCACGGCTTACGCGGACGGTTCAGCCGTAGAATTTCGTGACGAGCCAATTTATCGTTTGGGTTACGCCGGAATTTTGCTGCCCGTACAAACCAAGGCCCGAAACCGAGATTAGCAACAGCGATCCTTGGTTTATGAGAGCGGCACGCGCATCCAAACCATCACAAACAACTACCGCACAAGCGGAATAACTCGCTGTGCCAACCCCATAAAGATAGGCATGAACAAGCCAAAGCCCTGTTGAAAAGGAAATGCCGGAATTGACCAGTGTATTTGAAGCAACAGGCGTTTGGTTGCTCTGCGTGCTGTATCCATAACTACAACGCAACGCTCCCGTAGTCACGCTAACATCGCCGTTCGCTTCAATTCGCATACGCAGAGCGTCTTGCGTATGGAAATAGATCGGGGTCGCGGAGCGTGTCGCCAATGTAAGACCGCCAAAACCATTTGCATATAAGACCGTGCCGCTCGGTCTAAAAATAGTGCTTGTCCCATAACCCGATCCGCACAGCATAAGAATGCCGCTTGTCGCGTCATTACCCATTTGAAACATTGCAGACGCGCCGTTACCCGTATTAACATTTCTAATAAAGCAACGGGTATCTGTGTTCTGATTTAATTCGATATGAAGGGAAAATAGAGGGTTATTCGTCCCGATCCCGACATTGCCGCTCGCGTCGATCCGCATGCGTTCGACGCCTGCCGTCAAAAACAGCATCGCGTCAGGAGCGCCGCCATTATTCACGCTCCCATAGACAACCTGACCTCTGGGGACGCCTGCATTATTAAGAAAACTGATACCGCAATACCTCGCTTGTCCAGGAGACACATCCCGAAACCGGACAATCGCGTTGGCAGTATCGGCTGCAGTCTGTATCATTACCGCATCAGGTTTGCTGGCATCAGTCTGGATATGCAGCAAATCGGTCGGATTGGTAAGATTGATCCCGACAAAACCATTGGAGTCAATCCGCATGCGTTCCGGAGTAGCTCCAGGCGTAGAAGGTGCAGCCGATCCGGAACGGAAGATCATCGCCGAACCGCCGCCGCCGCTCTCCAGCGTCAAGCCAGCGCCGCCCGGAAGTTCATAAATTCGGGACGCAGTAACGCCATCGCCATCACGGTTGAATTGTATATCCCCGCTCTTGGCTGAATTACCGAGGATCAAAGAACCGGGAGCTAGTTTGAGGCTTCCTGTTTCTATCAATTGCGCAGCGAGGATAAAGGAGGAATTGTTCAAGACATAAAACGAGAGGCCGCCATACGCATTGCTGATATGATACTCCCCGATCCGGCCAACGCCTGGACCGCCAACAGCATTGCAAATCTCCAGCATACCTCCGTTTATGGACACATCGCCCGACCCATTGTTGATGATCATACGCTGCGTTGAATTTCCTACCGTTGTTGTTCCCCCTCCGACCAGGAACACGAGAGGCGCATAGCGGCTCTCTATGTACGTTGCAGCAGCAGAGGCAAAGATACCGCCAGCAGCAAGGCCGTCCGTCTGCCGGTTTAAGGTCAGCGTACCAAGCGAGCCTGTTTTCCCTAAAGTCAAAGGTCCCGTTGCGCTGATCGCTCCTGTCGTATCGATCCGCATCTTTTCCGTGCTGTTGCCGGTCGCGAACAGCATGGGACCGCTGCCGCTCGATATTCCCAAGCCAGCACCGAAGGAAGCCAGATACCCAGCATTCGGTAGCTGGACGCCAGACGCCGCAACGTTATCGCCGAGATGATAAAGCGCGGAGTAACTGGAACCAGCGGCGACCCGGAAAGACGCCGCAGCGTTGACCCCCGGATTGGGATTGGTAAACCGTAACGTCGCGCTGGCATCGACGCTTTGTGCAATATCGACAAAAGCTCCAGGCGTACTCGTCCCGATCCCGAGAAGGCCGCTGCTTGTGATAATCATACCGGGCGCGGTCGTGATGCCGGTCGCCGTGAAGTTGTTGATCAGGAACGTGCCGGGAGCGCTGCCGGTAAAGTCGGGGAACTTGTCGAAGCCGCCCTGAATGGCGAGGAACTCGCTGCGTACGGGCTGGCTTGCGCCGAACGAGGAGGTTGCGGGCGTGCCGGAAGCAACATAGAACGGGTTTGTCATACTCTAACTCCGCGACGTTGCGTATAGTGATAGATGATGCTGTTGATGGTATAGGTTGGAATGAAATCGGTTGAGGAATAAATCGTCAGTTGAATATTCTCCGCCGTGCCCCCGATATCCATGTCGGAAGGCGCAAGCGTAGAGCCGTCCCAAGTGAATTGATCCCAAGTGAATTGATCCCAATTCTGCGCTAACGCGAACGATGAAACAAAGGTCAAATCCAATGGCTGCGCGACGAAAGGCAATTTCCAATTGAGGTTGTAGCCCAGCATCACTTCCGCATAGCCATTGCCTTGCATCTCGATAGAGAGCGCCCGGAAGCGTTTCAGCACGCGCGGGCTGCGCAAGTTGTCCCAAGCCAGCGTCAGATACGAATTAATCGGCTGGCCATCGAAGCTCGTGCCGATATCCATCTGATAGACATAGCCCAGATTATCGCTGCTGCCGAAATAGATTTTCTCCGCGCCGGTCGAGACATTGCTCACATCGATGCAGTTGACGGGATTGGGAAACTGAACCGGAATTGCGCCCAGATACTGCTGGTTGACCATCGTCAGATACAAGCCGTAACCGTCCTTGAAGAAGACGCGATACTGACCCTTGGTATGAAACACGCAGGAGGTTGAAATCTTCGTCCGCTGCTGAATGATGAAGGGCAAAAGGTTCTTGGTCAGCGAGGAGCTGGCGAAGTTGCCGAAGTTCAACGTCGTCTGAACTGTGATCACGCCCAGCGAGTCGAAGACAAAAACATCGAACAGATTTTGGATGCTGCCAGGGAGAGCGCCGATGCCTGTGTTGAACGTGACGTAGTTGAAGGTCGTGCGATCTGTGCCGTAGAGGAAGGCTGTGTTCTCCGCTTGGAAGACAGCCAAGGTTGCTGTCGTCTGTGCGCCCGGCACAGTAACCATTCCCGTCACTGTGCCGCCGGTTGCAATCTCCCAAGCCCCGTCCGTCGCTGTCCATTTGAACGGCTGCGCCGGAGCGCTGCCGATAATGGAGCCTTGCAGCGAAAAGATCAGATAGCCCTTATGACAGACGACATGTTTGGGCGCATCGGGGTTGGCTCCGGTCGGGATCGGGGTATACGTGACGCCATCGAACTCATAGCCTTTGTTGACGCCGTCGCAGCCATAGACCTTCTGCTGGCCGCTGGCGCTGCTGAAATTGTACTTGTCATGCTCCCATACGCCCCCCGGCAGGAGCGTGATGGCTGTCTGCGCGCCGGAGAGGGTCAGCACGCCCCCGCTGCTCGACGTTGCTGCTCCGGCTGCAAAGTTGCCCCCTGTTGGATTGGACAGTACGAGCGTTCCAGCAGCACTGCTTGCGCCCGTCGTGCCCGTAGACCAGACAACTCTGAGAATGGTTGCATGGACTGCGCCTTGCGTCAGCGTATCGCCTTGAAGGGGCAAGACGCTGCTCGCTGTAAACGCGATCTGATTGTTGAGCGCGACAGAAGTCCAGCCTGACGTGCTCGCTTGATATAAATTGACCGCCGTGCCGCCCGCATTAGCGCGAAAGGCGAAGACCTTATCCTGGTTCCCGACGACGAGATGAAAAACATCCAGTATGGGACCGGAGCCCGGAACTGGATTGATCAGCGCGCGATAGACATTGGCTGCCGCTGCCGTATACATCGCATTCTGTTTGCCGGTAATGGTCGCGAGCGCCGGAATGGGAATGCCGACATCGTTCGCGCCATCATGGACCATATGCGTTGTATCGAAATTGCCCAGCACTTGCGTCAGCGCGACATACGTCGCGCCCGGCATCTGGCGTACGGCGACGACCTTGCCCGTCGCAACCGAAACATCCTGATTGAGCACGTCGCCTACAGCGGGTTTGAACAGGAAGGCGGTAAACTGGACGATGACATAACCCGCAGCGGAAGGCGCGAACTTGCCGTCGAAGCGTTCATAGCCTTCGATGCGGGCATATCCGCCCGCTTGCGTGCATTCGTAGTTCTGCGCTGTCCGCAAGCTGCCTGGAGGCAGGGACAAGCTCGGCGTGACGAGGTCCAAACCGCCCGGATAGGGGATACCGGAACGGGTCTGACCGCCGCCTAAGCGGGTAATGGCATATTCGGTTTTGGGGAATTTGGCGCGGGCGTTCATCGCTGTCCTATCAGGAGGAAGATGATCGTGCTGAAAAGGGTGCCGCAGAAGCCGCCAGCGATGAAGCCGAACCAGAACACAAGGGCGCGGGCTTCGTTCATGCCAAGGCGGCGGCCATGCGGGCGCGCGGGCCGTATTGCCGTTCGAGTTGGGTCAGCAGCTCGCCGAAGCCGTCGAGGCCGCGCTCCATGACCTCGGGCGCAGCCTCGTCGGAGCCGTAAAAGATCATGCCTTTGTAGACGATGGCCATATGATATTGCGGCGGCAATCCGACCGGAATATCCAGATCGGCGGTCATCGCCGAGGGAGCCTGATAATAGTCTCCGGTGACCGTATACTGACCATTCGAAGGCGGGCCGATGCAGAGCGATTTGTCGGGACCGATGGCGAGGGCGACGGGCCGGGTTTTGACATCGCGATTGGCCCCGTACATATAGGCGTCGCGCCAGAAATCGTAGCGGATATCGGTCATGAAGATTTCCGATCTCGGCCCGACGCTCGTCGTATAGTTGCGGAAGCTGGCTTTGGCCCATTTGCCGCCGAACAATAGAGGATCGAGGCCTATGGTCCCTGGCCCGGTGCCGAGCGGGATCGAGGCTTGCCCCGGATCGGGCACGAAACTGACGCCTTGGCCGAGCAAAGAACTCGACCGCATCCATTCCCAATCGTCATGCAAGGTTTGCAGCTCGTTCCAGGATGTATTGACCCAATTGACGAAGCGCTGCTGTTCGCCCTGCTGATTGAGCATGCTGTTCAGCGTGACATTGGTCGCGCCGCATTCGGTCGCTAAGCGCTGGCCGAGCTGGAGATAGTTCATATCCGCCTCAGTAGTTGCGCCGCCGCATCTCGGTCAGCCATGCCCGGCCCTTCGGGTTCCTGTCTTCGAGCACCTGGAAGGCTTGATAGGCCGAAGTGAAGCGGTTGATCCGGTTCATCGGGGTCTCGTCGCCCGGTTTGCCGAAATCGGTTGTGATCTTGTCCTGCTTGGCCTTGATCAGGACAGCGAGATACTTGCGCTTGACCGTCAGCTCAACGCTGACCGGGATATACGGCAGCTCGAACCAGCGGCCCTTGAAATACACTTCGCAGCCCTTGCCGTTGACCCAGATCGGAATGGCGGTCGCGGCGTTTGCTTCCGTGCTCGGATCGAGCCGGATGACAACAGGTTCTTCGTTGAAGGCGATTTCATCCAGCAACTCGCTGTTGCGGATAAGCGATTCGTCGGCCCGCACGACATTGCGCGGATGGATCAGGACATCGCCGATGATGGGCTCGGCTTGTTCAATGGGAAAATCTTCCGAATGCACCTGTTTGCGGCGCAGCGGGATCGGTCTCGGCATGAAGCGGTCTTTCTCTTGAAGGAAGGCGGACAGCGGTATGCCTGTGCGCACAGACAACACCCGCCGCCCGTCCCCATCCTTTCACATCAAATCAAAGCGCTGATACGGCGCGTTCTGCACGCGCCGGTTAAGCGATTTGCGGACGATCAGGAATGCAAATCACGTCCTGGAAAACCTGGGTAACGCCGGTTGCGGCATTGGCGCTGGTGCCGAAGACCCAGCCGCCCGCCGCCGCCGTCGGCCCGGCTTTGACCATGATATAGCCAATCGGACAGAAGTCGTTCGGCGGGCTGCCGAAGTTGGGGGCGTTGATGAAATTGAGACCCGCATCGAGCGGCGCGATGGTGCCTTGCACGCATTTGACATTGCCCGCTGCATCATAACCGACGAGATAGACGCAGCCATTGTTGGGTAGGAGCGGCAGGAACGGATTGCCGGTCGCGGCATCGGTCGTCGGGGTCGGCGCATTGGCCAGCGCCGCCTTGGAATAGGCCTTGCTGCGGATGCTGTAGAGGGTCGTGCCGGTCGTGACGAGCGTGCTCGTCGTGCCCGCCGCCAGCGCCGCCTTGCTCAAGCACAGAGTAACCGGAGGATAGGATTGAAGGTCCATTTGCCGTTGCCTTTCTTAGCTGGCGAGAGTGTTGGGATTGAACCCGCCGACAGGCGAGACAAAGACCGCGTTGGGAATGACGGTCGCATCGTCCAGCGGCGTCGTGCCGCCGACGAAATTCCCGGTGCCGGTCGGATTGATGACGATATACCCGATCAGCGCTTTGTTCGCGGGGAAGTCCGGGAACGAACTCGACGCCAGCGTCGCGCCTTGGCCGCCCATCGCACTCGTCTTGACGCCAGCCGCGTCGATGAAGAAACAGAACACGTTCCATTTCCCGTTCTGGACCGTGCCGACGAGGGCAGGCATGTCGGTGCTGGCCGGGAGCGTGACGAGGTCGCCGTTGACGCTGAACACGGTCGCGGCTGGACCGGATTTGGCGACGGGGTTCGTCGCCGATTTGATGACGAGGCCCGCGCTGCTCATCGCCTGATTGGACGTGCTTTGATACAACGGGGTCATGATCTTTCGAATGGCTTCCTGCGTTGCGCTGTCGCGTATCGCCTGAAGCAAACGGGCTAAACTTTCCGCCATGGGTTCTACTCCTGTTAGGTCAGGACTTTGGAGCCGGTGTAGCCGACCGCCATCCAGCCCTGGTTTTCGATCATGACGGCCTTGTACCAGATGGTTCCGGCATAGCCGCGCTGTCCCATGGGATCGGATTTGGACTTGTCGCCGGGCGGCAGGAAGGTCGGGTTCAAGGATTCCTTGCCGCGTACCGCGATCTGGCCCCAAGCGTCCTGCGCCGTGACGATGAAGGGATAGACATCGATCAACGCGCCGGTCGTGCTGTACAGCCCGGTTGCGCCGACCGGCCCGCCGCCGTCCTGGATACTCGGCAGATCGGGGCTGGTGATGAAGCGGAAGCGCTCGCATTTGCCGATTTCATTGGGCATCGGCGTGCCGGACGCATAGCGCTCGGAGGGGGTGAAGTTGGGAATGTCGCGGATATCCGGTTCCAGATCGGTATGACAGTATACCGTAAAACCTTCCGCGACCGGATCGGTGCCGTATTTGCCGCTCGCGCCCAGGACCCGATTGACCGGCTTGCCATGGTTGGCTTGCAGGTTCTTAGCGATCTTTCGGATCATGCCGAGCGTCAATGCGCCGCTGACGCTGCCGACGCTGTTGGCTCCCGCGCCCGCATAATAGACATTGGTGCAGGCTTTCAACGCGCCGTAGATGATCATCTCGTTGACGAAGGTGACGCGCTCGCCGATCTGTTCGATCATCGCCTTCGGGATATCGTCTTCATACAGATCATAGGTCTTGTCGGAGAAGCCGTAGAGACAGCCGTACTGTTGAATGACGACAGTGATGTCCTGCGGCACGATGCTGTCCGGCCCCGGCGTGACGCCTTCCTGGATTTGATGGGCCTGGATGACGGCCTGATCGCGGTTGCCGATGCCGTCCTGGAAGAAGCGGTTGATGGTATTCTGATTGAGCGCCGTTGCGCCGTACGGCAGCCAGCGTCTCGCGACATAGGTATCGGAATTGTTCTTGGGCAATTGAATTTGCCGTCCGGTCTTGCCCAGGACTTCGACCGGCACGGCATGCGCCAGAATTTGCCCCTTGAACTTGTTGATTCGACCGGGGGTCAAGGAGAAGGTTTGTAAAGCCATGATAGGGTCCTCGTTGGGTTAGCCTTGCGCGAAGCCTTCATCGAAGTCGTCGTCGGGCGTTCGCGCACGAATGGCCGTGTTGCCTGCTGTCGTTCTAGGCGGAACAGCGTTCGCAATCCGGTCGCGACGTGCGGCCTTCACTCCGTCAACCGCCTTCGCCTTCATGGCGGGTTGAGGTCCCTTCGGCGGCGGCTTCGCCGTCTCGGCTTTGAACAAATCGATGGCCCGCGCAATCGCTCGCGCGGAGTTGGACGTATTGATCTTGGTTTGATAGGCCGCGTCCTTGGACGCCAGCCATTTCCTGAACGGATGCTCGGGATCGGGGGTTTCGTTCGCCTTGGGCGCACCGACGAGGTCGCGCCAATCGGGATAATCCTCCTCCAGATCGATCATCGCCTGTTCTTGCAGACGCTTGATGATCAAGGCTTCGCCGGTCAGGCGCGGCTGCGGCTCGACCGGGGCGGGCTTGGCATCGCCGCGCAAGGTCTTCAGCTGCTGCTGCAACTCGCCGATGGTGCCGAAGGCCTTGGACAACTGGCGATCCTGCTCCGGGACCTTCTGCTCCAAAGCGCGCAAGCGGGCGATCTCGTCCGGAGACAGC